GTCATTGTCGGGAGCGCCCGTTTACAGCGCGAATTCATTCCCACTTGAATTGAGTGGGGAGAATTCGAAGAGGGGGCAACGTTACTCGCCCATTTCCCAAACCCGATCTTGGGGTGGTTAGGCCTAATCCGGAAGGCCGGGAAATGTCTCGCTTTGTGTCAGTTGTTGATGCTGAAGAATATTCGAGACGACTTGAGGCTGCTCTTGAGGCTGATTCGAATGACGCTTGGTTTGAACAGATGGAGAGAGAGCTGGAGGAGAGGGAAGAGGCAGAGATTTTCAGGGACATTGAGACAGAATCCCGCCTCAAGCAGGAGGTCATGAGGAGGACCACCATCCGCCCCAATGAGTGCGGAAAAATGCGAATTGGAATGCTGGGCAGTGGTAATTCTAAAGGCGATGGACCAGGACCTTATATTGATAAGGTCCAATGGGATCAAATGACTGCATCGGAACGTGCTGCCTGTAAGAAGGCGCGCAAGGAAGAGAAGGCCAAGAAAGGCCAGGTTTGGAAGACCAAGAGCAGATCACCGCGAGGTGGAAAGAATGCTGAGTTGATTGGAGCGTCTGTTTCCAAGATGGCCGAAGAGGCATCTGGGGAAATTGATGCTGCTGTCGAGCTAGCGCTGTCTAGTCTTCCGGAGCCTAGTGCTCCACCAATGCCGCCTCCATCCGATCCAATCACATCCAGAAAAGAGAAAAACCCCGGACCAATTCCGGACATGAGCACTGATGTTCAGGATGATGTCAGGTCTCGCTTTGATTTTGACATTAGGGAGAAGTCATATCGTGGTAGGACATTGTTGTTCTTCCTTTGTATATTTTTTGTGACTTACTTTACTGATGATTTGATCAAAGTGGGGCTACTTTGGACCGTCAATCCAGGCACTAACATCATTGCGAAACTTTGGTTCAGATATGCACTGACAAGTGCTAGAGCCTTGGTCGTGACCGGTTTGTCATGGTTATTGTTCCAATTATTTCCCTCATCATGGTTGACCACAAGGAGGGTGGTTGAAAAATATCGTTTTGTGAGTTTTGTGGATCACACTGCGAATGACGAGCGTGCTGATGCGATTGCTTTAGGAGAATTGAAGCACAGCAAACCACAATTAGCCCGTGTGGAGTGCTATACCATTAATGATGATTGGTTTAGCCGTTACATTTGGCTCAGGTGGCACAAGACAAAGCTAATTGTGTCTCTAGAGCTAATAGCACAGGCCACTACTGCAGGAACGAGTTCATTATCCTGCACGGACGAGGTAGTCTTTCAGAAGATCGTCCATGCTATTAGATCTATGCACTCTGTGAATTATTCAAGATATGCTGGTCTATTGGGGATTGACATCCCGCAAAATAGCATTGTGGTGGCCTATGCACTCCACCGAAAGATGCTGGAACGCCTGGAACACATGAATTTTCCCAGGCCCCAGCAGTCAGCCACGTAGGCCGTGGCGACACCAGGCCTTACTTATATGGTTACAGATATGGTGAAGTTCCTCTCGATAAACTCCCGGAGATCAAAGATGGTACAGTCTTTGGGTCTCCATTGAGAGTCGACTTAACCATTCGTAATCCTGTTCAAGTGGGCCTTGGGTGTCATGTGGAAGGTATCGCACTTCCACAACCATGTCCGGCAGACCCCGCGACCATGCGTGCCGGAGTCATGAAGCGCTTTGCTAGAAAACCTCCGCAAAGTGACCCAGAGCTCATGGGTAAGTTCAATTCTTTCGTAAGGCAGTGGATACGGAAGAATTTGACTCAACTGAGCCCCACCGAGGATACTTCAATCGATAAATGGTTGGAGAATACCAACTATCCGATGTGGCGTAAGGAGGAGTTGCTCAAGAAGTGGGATGAATTTACCCATCTCGATGATCCAGCTAAGAAATATAAGGTGTGCAAAAGCTTCATGAAGGATGAGACTTATGTTGCATATAAGCATGCCAGAGGAATTAATTCCCGTTCCGACGAGTTCAAATGTATCGTCGGTCCAATTTTCAAGCTAATCGAGGGTGAGGTCTATAAAATTCACCACTTTATTAAGCATGTTCCAGTTGCCGACCGGCCACGTGTCATCTCCGAACGGTTGGACAAGCTTGGCGCCAAATTTATGGCTACGGATTACACCGCTTTTGAATCGTTATTCACAGCGGAACTCATGGAAGCATGTGAGTTTGAGTTGTATGATTATATGACTGAACATCTGACCGAGCACAGAGAATTCATGGAGCATTGCCATGAAATCTTAGGCGGAACAAATACTTGCCTCTACAAAACCTTTGTGGTGAAGCTACTCGCCACACGAATGTCTGGGGAAATGTGCACGTCCCTGGGCAATGGATTCTCAAATTTAATGATTATGTTATTTTTGTGTCAGGAAGTTGGTTGCACCGAAATCGATGGGTATGTTGAGGGTGATGATGGTATCTTCAGCATGGTTGGGACTCCGCCGAGTTCTACAGATTTCGCTCGACTTGGTTTGAACATTAAAATTGAGCTGCATGACCGTCTGTCCACCGCGTCTTTCTGCGGCATAATCTTTGATGAATTTGACAAGATTAATGTTACTGATCCCAGGGAGGTCCTGGCTAGTATTGGATGGACTTCTACCCGTTATGCTAGAGCTAAGAAATCCAAGTTGTTGACCCTTTTGCGGTGTAAAGGTTTGTCATTGGCGCACCAGTATCCAGGGTGTCCCGTGATAGATAGCCTTGCCAAGTATTGTCTGAGAGTGACTCGCTCTCATGATGTTCGAAGCATACTTGCAAAAGACCGTCACATGACGATGTGGGAAAGAGATCAATTATTGTTAGCCTTGAAAGATGAGAAAAACATCAGAAATGTGGACATTCCAATGGCCACACGGCTCTTAGTTGAAGAAAAATTCGGCTTGCCTGTCGAATTTCAACTCTCTATTGAGAGGTATCTTGACTCATTGTCAGAACTCACAGTTCTTCAAATTCCAGTTCTCCGCGACTGCTGCCCATGGGAGTGGGGGCATTACTGCGACAATTATTTTGGGGGTTACCAAAATCGATTGTCGAGTGAATTGGATAAGCCTGCGTTATTCAATACAATTGCAGGTTGGAAGAGCGAGTTTTGAGGCAGAAGGAGAAAACCTTCACTTGTTAAATC